ACAGCATATTCATATACTGCTGTTGCTTCTGGAGGACTAGTTTCGTCTAGTTCTTTCCAATGTTCTGGCATCTCAACTTTTTTAAACTTCTCAAACTTAACTTCAAAACTATCTTCTATGTCGTCAAATACATCTTTATGTCTCATTAGATTTAATACAACTTCTTTGACAACTTTGTCTGTTGTACCTAGTCTATTAGAAAGATCTCTAAATTTTTTACCTATTCGCGGACTAGGTGCCCAACCAGTAGTATAGCCGCAATTAAAACAGTTATATGATATTTTAGCACCACTAGTAATAACTCCTGCTCTACCTCTTGTATCATTACACATAGGGCAATCAAACGTATTCCACCCACTAGGTGTACGTTTAGTTTTAGCCGGCATATAATCCAATACTAGATTGTGTACCGATGTAACCAAGTCAGATAATTCCATACTTTAATTATACTAGAAGTAAAAGGATTTGTCAAGTATTAGTTTCTTAGTAAAACTTTTTCTACTGTGCCTGTATTAGAACTGTTTGGACTGTATTGGAATCTAATACTGTTGAAGTTGCCTGTAAAGTTGTACGGCAAGGGGCCTGTCGCATTCGTTAACGGTATTCTAAATATTTGTGTACCCAAAGGATCAATACCAAACCACATAGCATCGCTCGAAGATGCTACTAAATCATTATTGCCTTGCACATAAATGTTGCCTGAAAAGTTAGTACAATATACTGCAAGTGTGTGTCTAGCACCTCTAAAGTTTTTACGTGAGTTGCCATCTAAATTACCACTTTGAAAAATATTAGCACTATCGCCATCATTAATATTACTAACTTGCAACCAAGTATTTGCTGTTTGGGTAGCCGCTGGTACCTTGAGGGCATCGTCTTTAACTATCACAGTAATACCTAACTTGTTATTTTTATCAGCATAGATTGGTGTTTTTGAACCATTTGAAGCAAGTTGTGAAATAATAAGTTTATAATTACCAACCGCCAAATCATTTAAATCATCTTCTGTTAAGGTTAGTTTTGCACTACCTTTATCTAGTTCTGATGTTAAAAACTTTGTTAAAACTCTTTCATTATTTTCAAAACTAATTAACTCAGCCTGAAATTCGCTATTACTAACGTTTTGTAATTTTCTATCTTTATTCCTAACATCAAAGAAGTAATCGTTGTCCATTCCTTGATATGCTATAATTTCTGTTCTATTCATCGATGAGTTTTCCAAGTAAGAGAAAGTATCTCCTATAACTATATTTATCGCAGAGTTGTTATATTTGTATAAAGTATAATTTGACATATTCTATTCCTGTAGTACTATTTATTTAAAAAGCATAAATAAAAACAATGCCTGATAGCAAACAAACATTTAATCAACAAGAGATTGAAGAGAACTATCCTTTTCTCACCTGTATCAATTATGGTGGGAAAGATTACCTCGGTATAGTAACCAATCGAGATAAAACTTTTTTAAGTATGTTTGATATGGATTTAATATCTACTCCTAAGAACACAAAGAGATTTGTAGAACTTGGTGAGAATTGGTGGTGGGAAAGTAATAGACAAATACCAATTGACGTGTTCTTGTTTCAAGAACTTATTCCTTTTAGATATGCTATTCGAACTTTCGAAAACAAACACATAGAAGTAAAGTTTGGCCCAGTAACTGAAATTAATAACTTGGTCAAAAAACGTATTAAAAGACGTACAATTACTTTAGTAAAGAACGTTTCTTCTAAAGACTCTCAATAATTTTATTCAGTTGCACCACAATACTAACCGCATAACTTAATGCGTGGCTTCTTTTAAAGAAGTAGTCTTCAGTCTTTTCCCATACTTCTTTTTCAATAACTTCCCAAGTATGACCCACCAAATGCCTTTTACCAGGTCTAATCATTGCAAGTATCATTGCCAGTTGCTCTATACTTCTTGGAGGGTGTTGCTCTATGATATCAAAATGATTGCCGATATGTGCTAGTTGCTCAACAATTTCTTTATATTCAAACAAACTCCAATTAACTTCTGTTTCTAATAGTTTATCTAAATGTTTTTCATTCTCAATACCATTATATATACTGTTGTTAAGTAAGTCTATTTTAAAGTAACCTCGTTCTTCTGCTTCGTCATAAGGTATAGTCGAAATGTTCTGTATTGGATACTTTGGTATGTTCTGTAAATACACACCAGAATTATGTTTGGTCAAGTCTCCGTCTTTTTCTTGGCTGGCATTAACATATCTAGGTAATTTATCTAATAGCAAATCTCTATTAGCCAAATCGATATCTACATCAAAATCTAATTTCATATGTTTGCCTTTTCACTTATTTCCTGTACTGCTTCAACTTCTTCTGGATTCTTTCTGAATAAGTCTCTCCAAAATACTGGATCAGCAATTTCTTTTATCATTTCAATTTGTTCTTTGTTAAATTTAGTCCAAAGACTTTGTCCGCTTTCAGTTAAAAACATTAACCAAGGAGATATTTTTCCTGCTTTAATATGAAAAACTGCAAGTGGTGTTGTTACATCTTTAAAATAATTTTGTAAGTCTGTGTTGTGTTCCTTTGCCCATTCAGTCATTGTTAATATTGTGCGTTCAATTGCCTTAAGAGCAGGTTCTTTTTTAACATACTGATTTAAGTATCTGTTGTATGTTGAGTCTGATGTCCACAATTTTAGTTTTACACTATTTTTAATGCACCACTCTGTGTACTTTTCTGGGTGTAATAAATCTTCTTTTGCAAGTTTTCTTCCATACTTTACAAATGCTGTATAGTATTGGCTATTTGCAAATTCTTCAAATGTTTTTATTTTGGTAGCATTGGTTGATAATTCATAAAACATTTGATATGCTCTAAGACCTAATCTGACGTGAGTTAAGTCTTTTTCAGTAAACCTTTGCTTTTTAGGACACATATGAACCGCAAGTGTCCTTTCACTAGCAAAACTTTTACCACAATACTTGCATTTCATTTTAATATTTCTTTTATTTCTTTATCTTCATATCCATAACCAACTAAGAAGTCTGTAAGTTCTTGCTTAGTTGATAAACCAATAAACAGTTCTAATTCATCTGTTTTAGTATTTGGAAACAGTTTACCGAACTCTTCCATAATTTTATTTTTCTTTCTTTTAGATGTAGGAGCCTTTACATAAGGGTGCCACATCTTTCTTCCTGAGCCTGCAAGGCATAAACATTTCCAAACCAACTCTGGATGTCTGCTTGAACCTGCCGCACTCCAATTATGATTAACACAATCATTTACCATTGTGAGATAATGGGAGTCATAAACTTTATCTTGTACCGAAGAAGCATATCGTTGCATCATCCAAAAGTTTATTCCTTTCTTTTGTTCATCTGACAGTCGAGAATAATAATTCATATCTCTTTTGTCCAATGCTAACATTACATCGGCTATCTTAGGTACTGCCATTTGTTTGGTCCTTGTCTGCATCTAATTTTTCAAATGTTTTACTATACCAAGCATTGCTACAATATGCATCACAAAATACATTCATTTGATCCGGAGTATGATATTTTATATCCATTACATTTAAAAGTTTATCACACTCAGCACATTTTAGGAATCTACTCACCTTCGAACTCCGTCAATGCTATAACATTGTAACCTGCTTCTCTTATTATAGCACTTCCTCCCAAATCGGGCAAGTCTATTACTGCAAGTATTAAAATATTTTCTTTTGGTATATTAAAATTTTCGTGTACTAAATCAGCACAGGCTAATGCTGTTCCGCCTGTAGCAATTAAGTCATCTACTATAACTACCTTACCTTCAACAGGAGATAATTTTTGAATATGTAGTTCTGCTTCACCATATTCTAATTTGTATTCTTTACTGAATGTTTCATTTGGTAATTTGCCAGGCTTTCTTGCTAACACAAAAGGCAAAAAGAACTTAGTTGCAAGGGGAGTACCAAATACAAATCCTCTGCTTTCAATCCCCACAATACAAGTTGCATCGAAGTTTGCAATATGGGTAGATAGTTCTACAATACAATTTGATAATGCAATGCCGTCTTCTGTGATGCCTGTCACATCTCTAAATTGTATGCCAGGAATAGGAAAATCTGGTACTGTTCTAATATATTTTTTAATTTCAGTCATTAAATAAATCTACTTGTTCCCACGGCATATCTTCTTTACCAAAGTGTCCATAGTTTGTTGTAGTAGTTAAATCTAAATTAAATAAATCAAATCTTTCAATTATTCCTTT